TGGAAATGCTACTCAATCAGCTATAAAAGCAGGTTATGAACCAGATTATGCAGACCAAATAACAACAGTAGAATGGTTCTTAGGAAAGATTAGGAGGCTTAATTTATTGAACAAAGCGGAGAGAAACCTCGATAAGATACTAGATTTACCAGTAAAGAAGAATGGTAATTTAGTATTAGATGCTAGCAAATTTGTAGCAAAGACATTAGGCAAAGACGATGGGTATTCAGAGCGAACAGAACATACAGGCAAGGACGGAGAGAAACTAATACCAGAAAAAGAAATACAAGACAAAGCAGATGCAAGTATAACTATCTACCTTAATGGAAATAAAAGAGATAATACAAAAGGGAACACTTAAAGAGAAACGAGCATTGTTCTCTTTTACAAAGAACTATAAAGACGAAGAGATAATACTTAAGTTCAATCTATGGGCTAGGTATTTTTTTATTGGTTATTTTACATCAACCGACGCACCTTTTCACAAGCAAATAGACTATTACAACATCAAGACCTACAAGGGAGATATAGACAGCATAACCGACATTGCCTTTAGAGGAGGAGCAAAGACATCAAGGACTAAACTATTCATTGCTTTTTGTATCGCTAACGACAGAGAGCATTTTAGGCGTTACATCAAAGTACTATCCGAAGACGGAAACAACTCAAAGCAGATTGTAACTGATATCTATAATATGTTTGTAAATCCGAGAGTAGCACAGATGTACCCAGAGATATTTGAGCAAACTAATTACAAGCGAGAAGAGACTATGGGGTCGTTTACTACCGCAACAGGAATTAAGATGTTATCCGATACTGTCGGAACATCAGGCAGAGGAGCATTGCAGGAAGACGCAAGACCAGACTGGATATTGTTTGAGGATTTTGAAACTAGAAAGACACTTAGATCCGCAAAGACAACTCAAATGATATGGGATAATATGGAAGAAGCCAGAACATCACTTGCTAAAGGTGGCTCTTGCATTTACAATGCAAACTATATATCTGAAATGGGAAACGTCCACAAGTTAGTCCAAAAGAAATCAGACCGAACGCCAGTATTGATTATTCCTATTTTAAAAGACGGGACACCAACTTGGGAAAGATACACAATAGAAGATATTGAACAGATGAGAAAGAACGATGACGATTTTGAGGGTGAGAGATTATGTCAACCGTCCGCTAGTAAAGATATCTTATTTGATAGAGAGGTATTGGATAAAATGGAAATCAGACAACCAATTAGAAACATTGCAGGATTTAAGATATTCAGAGATTATGACCCAGCTCACAGATACGGGAGCGGACACGATGTCGCTGGAGGAGTAGGACTTGATAGTTCGGCATCAGTATTTATAGACTTCTCAACTATTCCTGCTCAAGTAGTCGGGACATTCGCAAGTAATACAATAAGTCCAGAGAGTTTTGGAGATGAGATTTATTCAGAAAGTAATCATTTCGGACAAAATATTGTCGGGATAGAGAACAACAAGTTTGACCAGGCAATATTAAAATTGAAAATGCTTGATTATCCGATAGAAAAGATTTACAAAGAGGGAACTAATGATTTAAAGGTTGGAGAGAATAAAGCAACTACTTATGGTTGGAATACTAACAGTCTATCAAAATCAACTATGCTCCTTGCCCTTAAAAAGGCTATATCAGACGGTTTATTGCTCTTGAATGATGAAAACCTAATCAATGAGGTTAAAAGCTATTCTAGGAACGATTTAATTGAGAAAGAGCAAGACCCTAGGTTGACAACAAGGCACTTTGACCTTTTAATGGCTCTCGCTATCGCTTGGCAAATGAAAGATTACGCAGAAGTTAGCAAAAAAAAGACAGATGATGACGATTTTGACTACGAAGACAAGGCTTTATATTCAGATATTGGAATATAACTTGTATTTATTTCGCATAATGGTATAATTTAATTATAAATAGCTTAATTTTTTAAAATTATGGCAGGAAAAACTAAAAAAGAAACTCAAGAAGAAGTAAAAACAGAGGAAACTGTTGCAGAAACAACAGAACAAGAAGAAAATAAGCAGGAAGTAGCTGAAAACACACCAAAAACTCCTGAAACTAGTACACCAGAGGAAACAGAACAAGTACCAGATAACACTCAACAAATTGAAGAAGCAATGAAAGAAGAACTGAAAGGAGTTGAGTTGCCTGTTTCAGTCTTTGACAATGGAAGACTTGTTAGAACCTATAACAAGAATGACCACGGAGATGACTACAAGGAAAAGGCAATTATGTTTGCTAATAAGAATGGTTATCAAATAAAATAAGGTTGTGGAAAACCTTTAATGGTAAAAAAAGAAACAAGAGATAAAATAGTTGCTCAGGCATTAAATGAAATACAATTTGCCAGAATATTTAAGCAAACTAAAATAAATAACTGGCGAAAGAATGAAGATTTATATTACGCAAAAAAGATACCTACTACTGACAGTAGGGCTAATATAGAATTAGGGCGAACGCAAGAGTTCGTCCATACTTTGTTATCAAAGATTGATAATCCTTTGGTTTTTAAGTTTGCAAAAAGGAAAGAAAGCCAATTAAAAAGAGTTAAAAGACTTAACTCTCTTGCAACAATAGACAGGAAAAATGATATTTGGGATTTAAAAGACTTAGCAGGAAAGAAGCAAGCAATTATCTACGGAAGAACTATCTATAATTATTATGCTGATAGTGTCAATCAAATATATAAACCTCACTTAGAAAATGTAGATGTTTACGATTTTCTTATTGACCCGTCAGCAGGCGGACTAGATATTGACAGAGCAAGATATCTTGGTAATTGGGGAATTGTTAAAACAAGAGATGAGTTAAAATCTAATAAGAAGTTCTACATTGCTAGTGAAGTTGATGCTTTACTTACAGGAACAGGAAACAATACAGAAAAACCACAGGAAGAAATCAACAAAGAGAACAGAATGTATGGCAATACAAAGCAAAAAGAACTTCAAGATGAGGATAAATTTAAGTTTTGGCAATGGTTTACTACTTACGGAGGTAAAAGGTGGTATTTATTGATGACTAACTCTGGACAATGTATAAGATGCGAGAAGTTAAATGATATATTTACTCCGACCGAGGACTTTCCTCTTGGATATTGGCCATATTGGACTTGGGCTTGTTTCCCAGACTTAACAGAGTTTTGGACACCTTCTTACTTAGATTTTCAGAGAGAAATATTTATGGCAGAAAATGTTTGTATCAATCAAATGTTTGACAATGCCGAAGCCATAAATAAACCACAAAAGAAAGTACAAGTTGATGCTATTGAGAATATGGCAGAACTAAAATACAAAAAAGACGGATATATCAAAGTCAAAGGCGACAAAGATATCAATAAAGTATATCAGACTGTTGAAACTCCAAGTATTCAAACACCTTTACTAGTTTTTGAAAAGTTAGAAGCTATCACTGCAAAATCATCAGGAGTTACTGACGGAACATCAGGAGTAGCAGACGAAGAGGGAAAAGTAGGAATATACGAGGGAAACCAACAAGCAACTGCTGATAGATTTGCTTTGCTTAATAAATCTTATTCGTTCGGTTATGATCGCTTTGCTAAACTTTACCAGATTGGAGTTAGAGATAATCTTACAAAGAAAGTTGCAGTTGATATGATTGGTCCAGACGGAATTGAAACAGAAGAAATAACAGCAAAAGATATATTTAAAATTGGCGATGATTTCCTTGTAATGGTAGAAAACTCAAACGCAGAGCAATTAGTCAGTCTAGCAGAAAAGAAAGCAAAGCTAACTTTCTTAACAAACAATGCAGAGAATGCAGTCCAAAATCAAAAGAAAGCTTACGAGATGAGTGCAAAGATAGTCGGACTAACAGAAGATGACATTAAACAACTTATGGATACATCAGAATACGGAAACGCAGAGCTTATGAGTGAATGTTCAAAAGATATTGAAGATTTACTTGACGGAAAGAAAATCAAACCAAATAGAATGGCAAATAACGCCTACAAGCAAAAAATGGTTGATTATATGAAAGACCACGAAGAAGATATGAGCGACAAACAATTTGCTAATTTGACTGCTTATATTGCTTCGTTAGAACCTATCATAATGGAAAATGAAGTTAGAATGTTAGAGCAAACACCTCAACCGCCTAGTGTGGGGGCAGAAGAGGAAATAAACATTAATCCACCAGAACAAATAAATGAAGAGCAAAATCCAGTATTCGGTGCTTAAACCGAATAAAGACCCAATGCTAACAAAAATCATAATGACTGGCATTGAAAATGAGATTACTTTATTAGATGTAGATAATGCAATTAGATTAAACGAAAGAGAGATTAAAGAGCTTGAAACTAACATCAAGATTCAAGAATTAAAGTTAAAGAATGTTGATGAAAACTACCCAGACGTTAAGGATATTCCAGAACTAACAAGAAAAGCTTGTTATCTTTACACAGAATGTTTTGCTTTCTTAAAAGTTGCTAACCAGAAACTAAAAGAATTAAAGAAAGCTAACAAGGATATGAAAGAGCAATTAATAGAAATAAGAAATCAAACAGGACTATGCCAAAAGTAGAGGAAATTAAAAAAGACCTTGAAAAATTGAAAGAGATTATAATTTTGGAAGAAAGCGAGGGAGGTAAACAGATAATCGGAAAAGCAAAATCTGATTTGCTTTCTGCTTTTGATGAATTAAGCCAATACCAGACTTGTACTCACGCAGAGTTAATGGCTATTTCTTGCAAGATAGTAGAACGATTTAATTTATTAAAAGTATTTACTAATGCTAAAAGCAATGCTGAAGTATTAGAAAAAATACTTGAAGAAGAAAAAGCCCCTGAATAACAGGGTGCTTTCTGTTATCATAGAAGAAGTCCACAACCCTATGATAGCAGAGATTACCCTATTATTTGACATTTACTTTAGTAGGAGTATAATATAATTAACAACCGCTGGTGGAGTCCAGTTATCTAGTGTTAGCGACTAGTCCGAAAGGAGAATAACGCTACGAAGTGCCAACTGCGTTAATAAGGTTCTCAATCTATGGCAGACGAAATAAAGCCAACAGATAATGCTCCAGTTGTGGAGGATAACACAACAGAAACACCACAAGAAAAACCAAAGGAAACAATGGAAAATATTGTGGAAGAAAAGAAAGAAAAAAGAGTTGTGCCAGAATCTACTTTTTTAGAGATGAAAAATGAAAATAAATCTCTTAAAAAGGAAATGGCAGACTTAAAAAAGCTAGTAGAAAGTGGAGCTAGCAAACAAGAGGTATCAGCATCTATTTCAGAGTTAGCAGACCAATATCAAGTTGATAAAAACTTTTTAACTGGTCTAGTAACTGCAATTAAGCAGGAAGCTAAACAAGAAATGGAAGAAAAACTGAAACCTATGCAAGAGAAAGAAAAAAGAGAAACCTTTGATAAAAAGTTTGCTGACAAGTTTAACGAGGCGTTAGAAGAAATGCCAGAGTTTAAAACAGTCGCAGATATGGAAGTTATCAAAGCTCTTGCTATGAGACCCGAAAACAAAGATAAAACCTTTGAGGATTTACTGGAAAAAGCATACGGTAAATTTGTAACGAGAGAAAAGAAAACTCTTGAACCAAATACACCAAATGGAGGAAAAGATGTCGGTGTTGATTTCCAAAAAGCTCAAACTGACAAAGAATACTTCAAGCAAATTATGTCTAATCCAGAAACTAAAAAGATTTATAACGAACATTTAATAAAGAATTTTAGATTTTAATGGTTGTGGAAAACAACAAGAATGGCTTCATTAACAATTTATGCCGAGAAATTTGATAATGCTTATCAGGAAATATTCCAGAAAGTATTAGTCGGAAAAAGTATTTGTAACACTAGATTTGAACCAGTGTTGAAATATGGTGAAAGTGTAGAGAGAGTAGCTTTTGATATCTCTGGGGTAAGAGTTAGGAACACAGTCAAGAACACTGACTCAACTATTGACCCAGTAACTGACAGTTCAGAACTTTTGACAATTAACTTATCAAAAGAAGCAGTATTTAATATTCACGATGACGAGGTAGTCCAGTCTGGTCCATTGAATCCAGGAGAGAATATCGGAGGTCAAGTTGCGATTAAAGTTGCTGCCGATTTAGATGCTCGTATCTTTGCGGAAGTTAAAAATGCTTATCAGACCTTTGATACAGGAGACTTAACAACCCTAGTATCAACAGGAGTACCAATTACATTGAGTACAACTACTACCCCTCAAATGGCAAAAAGAATGCCTGCAAAGTTGAGGAGAGGTGCTAATCAAGTATTGAACAATATGGTTTTTGTGGGAGACTCTTTCGCTTTAGCTGATATTGAGCAATATTTAATGGGTAAGGATATTGATTTAGCCGCTTCAATCTTTGCCAATGGATATTCTGGTAAGATGTCTATGGGTGAAATATACTGTTCAGAGAACTTAACAGGAGAAGCATTGATGACTTTTGCTAACGATGCTTCAGACGGTGATACTATTACTATCAACGGAGTAGTATTTACTCTAAAGACAGCATTAAGTGCTGGTCCAGCAGTAGCAGGAGAGGTAGTATTAGGTGCTAATGCAGACGCAACAAGAGTCAATCTAGCTGCTGCTATTAATGCCCCTGGAACAACTTCTGCGACATTTACAGCGTTGAGTGCAGCAGATCAATTAGTAATTACTGATACTTTAAAATTGGTAGCTACTAACGATGCTTCAGCTAACACTTTAACTATTGTTGGTACAGGTGCTGGTAGAATGATATTGTCAGAAACATTTACTCACGCAGACAATGTTTGGACATACAATTTCATCCACTGCTACTACGGAAAGAAAGGTGCTATTGATTTAGTAGTTCAGGATATGAAAGAAGTTGATATGAGAGTTGCAGACAAGTCTCGTTCAACTAATGTATTTAGTTCTTACCTTGCAGGATTAAAAACTTTCGCAGATGGTGCAAAGAAATTCTTGGACGTTAAGATTGCTTGCTAGTACGATTGATAGCCCTGCCTAAAAACAGGGCTATCTCTCTATAATCAATTAAAGATTTAAAACAATGCCTTCAACAGATATAGAAATACAAGGAGTTACAATCTATGACCAAAACAGTGCAGGCGAGATAATCTTTTGTAGTTTTGCAGGTACTATTTTACCAACAACAGCAGGAAAGTTTGCTATTGGTTGTAAAATTATAGCGTCAGACGGAAAAGAGTATTACAACGAGGGAACTGTTGCTGTACCGTCTTGGAACGCAACAACAGCAATCACAATTGCTGAAATGCCAGCAGGACTAACCGATAGGAAAAGTTATGAGTTCTTTGTTGACGGATCAAGAACAGATACCTACACCGCAACAGGAACTGCAACTGCTCCCTATAAAACCATTAAAGCGGCACAAGATGCTATAAACGTAATATCTGCCACTCTTTTGTCTTCACAGGAATTATTTGATACTTCAAGATTTATTGTAAATATCACTCCTGGTACTTACTCTGACAATATCTCAATTTTAACAGCGAGATTTATCAGATACAATATGAAAGGTGTTACTATTTCTGGTAATCTTTCTATCACACAGGAACAAGTAGGTATTTCAGACTACTACGGAAAAGTAGAGTTTGTTGGAGATTTCGCAAACAGAGCCGACAAAGGAAAATGTGCCAAAATATCTGGTGATATTACCTTTAACAAGACTGCTTACGACTCTTTAGCTTATGACTCATTTATCGGAGTAGAGATAACAGGAGATATCAAATATGGTGCAACAGCAGGTGCTGGTTATGGTACTTGGGTTTTACACTTAAAAGATTGTTCTCTATCTAACACAGCAAAATCTATTACAACAAACTTCGCCGCAGGTGGACATTGTTTACTAATAGAAACAGAGGGCTGGAATGAGATAAAGCATACTCTTACTGGTGTTATAGACTTGTACGATTGTAATAATACTTCGTTCAGGAATATAGACATTACCCCTGCAAATGGTTGTGAAGTTAAGAATAGTAAATTTACAGGAACAGTATCAATCGTAGCCGCTAAAACATTAAGTATTGATGCTAATTCTTACATATCTTTACTTGCTAGAACTCCAACCTTAACAGGAATGACAGTGTCCTTGATAGACGGTATTATTCCCGATACTACGACCGCCGCCCAAGAGGAAGTTACGACAACAGGAGCAATATCAATAGCAAAGTTTTTAACTACTATTGATACTTCTGCTGGTGCAACTGCTTATACCTTAGCTAATGGTTCTAAAATCGGACAATTAAAAAAGATTATAATGCGGGTAGATAACGGAGATGCAACTATTACAGGTTCTTTTGCGGGAACTGCCAATACTCTTACATTTAGCGATGCAGGAGAGTACGCACTATTACAATGGAATGGTACTGACTGGGTAGCTTTGGAATTATTAAGTTATCTTAATATGACTCACGCCCCAGTATTATCAACAGTTTAGTTTTATATTCTGCCCTCTTTTTGAGGGTAGTAATAAGATTAAAATATTATGACAACATCACAAGACATCTTAACAAAATTTGAACTATACCTAGACGATACAAGTGAATTATCATCTAGCGAGGAATTAGACCTATTAAATAAGGTTTATTTAGATGTTTGTAGTGATAGACCGTGGGAGTTCTTGAAGAAAACAGCGAGTGGAACAGTTTTGACCGATACAGTAGGTTCTTATATTACAATTCCAGCAGACTTCTCAATGTTCACAACCAAAGACGACCACCCGATAATCTATATCGGAACTAACTACGAAGAATACAAAGTAATACCATTTTCAGAAAGAAGACAATACAGAGACCAATCAGGATATGCTTACCTTGATTTAGCAAATGGAAAGATTTATTTCACAGTCGCTCCAAGTTCAACATCATACGAGTTTGACTATTGCAAGATACCAGCACTACTAACGCTTTCAACTGCTCCAATATTCCCTGCTACATTTTGGTATGTTTTAGTCCACGGAATGGCAGTTGATGGGTACATAATCCAATTGTTCCAAAAAGATAGAGCATATACTAAAGAACACAACGAACTGAAACAATATTGGTTAGATAAATTAGCTTATTATAATGCAAATCTAATAAATGGATAGTAAAATCAAACAATTTAATGCTGGGGTACATAATTTATTACCAGCTGATAAGATACCTAGCAATGCTTCACAGGACAGCTTAAATTGGATTACTCAAGACGGTAAAAATATACTCTCTTATGGTCGCAATTTACTAGGTGCAGAGGGTTTGACTGGTAGGATTGACGGATTACACTATGGATATAAAACGAATGGCGAGAAGGTGCTTTTCAGGAAAGCAGGGACTAAAATACAATACCTTAATGGTACAACTTGGACTGATGTTATTACTGGATTAACCGCAAATTCTGATTATTCTTTTCAAAACTACTCCTCACTAGCAGGAGCTTTTGTGTTTGCTAGCGGAACAGACGGACTATTTAAGATAAACACAGCAAATCCGACATCATATTTAACGATGAGTGCGACTTATAAGGGAAAAATCCTTATTGATAAAAGCCGTATGTTTATGTGGGATAATACCGACATCACTAAAACATCACTTCGTTTATCTTGGATAGATGCGCAAGATTCAACAGTTTATACAACAGTTACAGCTGAACTATTAACAGGAACTGGGGCAAGTTATTCAGGAACTCTTGCTTTTAAGTCAATTTATACTTTAGGTAATTGTTTTGGATTAGTAATAACTGGAACTACATCTGGTGGTGTAGAAACTTTTACCGATAATAAAGACGGAACTTTAACAGGTTCACTTGGAGGAACTGGAACTATTAATTATACAACAGGAGCATACGCAGTTACTTTTAATAGTGCAATAGCATTGCAAGTTGACCAACAACAAACAACACAAAATGGAGCTATAGCTGTAGGAGAAGCAGACGCTACTACAAAATATCATTATCTTGCTCAAAGTTTTCTAGCAGGACATCCTACTATGGGAGGGATAAGACTATTTAAGAAAGCAAATACTGGAACTCCAATATCTGATGTTACTATTTATATAAAAACAGATAGTACAGGAGACCCTAGTACAAATAATTTAACTTATATTTCAATTCCTATTGCTACTTATAATGCAATTCCTGATGATTCTGAATTTGAAGCAATATTTCCAACAGGAGCTACATTAACAATCGGTACAAAATATTGGATAACTATATCATCAGGAAGTGATAATTCAAACCATATTAATTTAGGAATAAACACAGCTGGAGGATATGGTAGTGGTTCTGTTAAGTATTATAATCAAGTTGACCATTGGCAAGATGTTGCAACAGTAGATTTATACTTTAAGACAATTTATGGTACTCCTATAGCAGATTATCAATATGAAAATTCAAATAGTGGAGGAATAACAGATTTTAGTTTTGCCATTCCGAGAGTTGCCGGAACTGGTAACTTAATTACACAAGATATTGGAGGAGATAAAATCGTTAGTGTTTTAATTGGACAAGACGGAGCATATTATTCACTTAAAGAGCAATCAGCTTATAGGTTAGATATTAGCGATGATGATTTAACTTTCACTAATTTGGTTTATCGTAGAGATATGGGAATACCATTTTTTAGAAGCGCTATTTCATCTTCAAAAGGTATCGTGTTTATTAATACAGCTAATGAAGAAAAGCCAGTCTTAACTATTTTAAAAAGAAATGAAATTGGAAACGAAGTTGAGCCAGTAGAACTATTATCGCATTTTAAGTTTGCTGATTATGATTTTTCTGATGCTTGCATTGATACTTTTGACAGGTACATCTTAATTGCCTGTAAATTAAAAGGAAACGAAACAAACGATAGGATACTACTTTGTAATCTACCAGAAAAGACAGTTGATATTTCTTATTATAAGGCAAGAATGTTCGCCAAAGACGGAGGTAAACTATATTGCGGACATACACTATCACTATCTACTTATCAATTATTTAATGGGTTTGACGATGACGGAATATCACTTGAAAATTACTGGACAAGTAAAGATGAAGATTTCAACAGCGATATTCTTAAAAAGGTTAGGCGATTGAGATTTGAGGGACTAATAGACTCTGACCAAGCGATTGAAGTTTATGAGCAATTTGATAATTCTGGCTTTGCCCTAATTGGTACTATACTCGGTTCTGGCTCATACGTTGATTATACTTCCCCCGAAACAATCGGCAGCGATATGATAGGAAGTTCTCTGATAGGTGGAGACGGATTTACAGAAGCATACCCTTACTATTGCGAGATAAAAACAAAGACACCAAAATTCGGAAAACGAACAATTAAATTAATAGCAAAAGGTATTGGATATGCAGATGTTAAGATGATAACCGATTGGGACATTTTGACTTTTGAGCAACGTATTCCTAGTAAGTTCAGAAATAAATCTAACGTTAGTCTGTCTGGATTACAAACAAATCTTCCTAATCCATAATATAATAATGAGAAACAAAAAAGGACAATTTATAAAAGGATATAAACATTCAGAAGAAAGTATTAAAAAAATAGTTTCTAGTTTGACTGGTAGGGAAGTTTCTGAAGAAACAAAGGAAAAGTTAAGATTATCTAATAAAGGAAAGAAACATAATTTAAAACATACCGAAGAATGGAAAAAACAAAATAGTATAAGACATACTGGGAAAGTAAATTCTAATAAAACAAGGAAAAAGATGAGTATATCAAAATTAGGAGAAAATAATCCTAATTGGAAAGGAGGTATTAGCCCAAATAATATATTAATAAGAATGTCTTTAGAATATAAATTATGGAGAGAATCAGTTTTTAAGAGAGATAATTATACTTGTATATGGTGTGGTAAAAAACAAGGTTGGGATAAAAAAACAAAATCTCAAAACATAATACAAGCAGACCATATTAAACCTTTTTGTGATTATCCAGAACTTCGTTTTGCAATAGACAACGGAAGAACACTTTGTTTAGAATGTCATAAAACAACTGAAACATATGGAGCAAAAAAGAAAAAATAATTATGGAACACTAACAAACCAATAATATGGCATCAGATTTATCAAAAATAATTGCAGATTTCCGTACTCAACTGGTAACAAAAATATCAGTCGGAGGAACTACTGCTACAATCCAATCAATCGTTGACGATGACGGCGTAAATATTCCAAATGGAAAGTATTGTTTTACCATTGACGGAGA